CGCATCGGTGGCACCGACGAGAAGCCCGAGACCCGCCCCGCCCTCGTGGTGAAGAGCTGGGGCCCGGACTGCGTGAACGCCCAGCTCTTCCTGGACGGGCTGAACGACGATCGCTACTCCCAGCACTACGCCTTCTCCCTCCCCGAGGGGATCGAGGGCGCGGCCTCCTGCTACCTCTTCGCCCCGCGCCAGCCCGAGGCGTGCAAGCCGAGCGTCCCCGCCCGCACCTCGGACGTGGTCTGGGTCACCTCGATCACCCGGGGGCCCGGGATCGGCCAGTGGACCCACGAGGTGCCCGCGATCAAGTAGGGGGAGGAGGCCGGAGCCCCCTCCCCCTGGGCGTGCCCTACGGCATCGCCCCCTTCCACCCCGCCGCCGCCAGCTTCCGACGGATCATCGCCCGGGAGTTCTTCACCGAGCCCCGCGTGGGGGTACATCGTGGGAGACGACGGCGTCGACGAGGCGTGCGACGGCGGCGACGACTACGACCAGGACGGCGACGGCTACGCCGCTGACCTGTTCGGGGGCGACGACTGCGACGACACGAGCGCAGCCGTGCACCCGGACGCTGACGACATCGTCGGGGACGGCATCGATCAGGACTGCGACACGCTGGACGCTGAGGCGACGGACACCGGCGGCACCGGGACGGGCGCCGGCGGCGTCGACTCGGCAGCGGTCCCACCGCCGAACGACGACATCGGCGGATGCGGGTGCTCGGCGACATCCCCCGGTGGTCTCCTCGCGCTCGGACTGGGCGCCCTTGCGGTTCGGCGTCGCCGGGCGTGATCAGGCGAAGGTGCAGGTCGCGTGGGTGATGATGGGCACGTAGTCCTCCAGGACCGTGAAGCGCACCCGGTAGGCCCCCGTCGCCGCCCCCGAGGCGTCGTAGATGCGGATGTGCCCGAGGCCGGTGCTGTCGAGCTGGAAGATCACCTTGTCCTGGCCCGTGGTGCTCACCATCGACCCGGCGCCCTGGTCGGTGATCGTCATCACGGCGCTGCCGGCGGGCTGCATCGTCGGGGTGAAGACCTCGATCAACACCTGGGCGTTGTCGGCGATCTCGTTGTTGTCGCCGTCGTAGAGCTGGATGTCGAAGTCAAAGCCGTTGGCGACCACGGCCCCCTCGGTCCCAACGCCGCTCGGCGGGTGGATCTGGGCCGCCTTGTTCCGGCCGGCCATCGCGCGGCAGGTCACCGTGTCGTCCTGGATCTGCCCGCCATCCAGGGACTCCCGGACGCGGCCATCGGTGATGTCCCCGCCGGTGATCGTGGTGACGGTCGCGTCCACCGCGATCGTGGCGAGGAGCACCTGACCCGCGCCGGCCGCGCCCGGGGCCCCGCCGGCCGTGCCCGCGACCACCTGCACGGTTCCGTCCACGTCCGCGACCACCACGTCGACGCGGTCGAGCGTGGCGTGCGCGGCCGCGATCGTGAGCAGCGTCCGGGGGTAGCTGTACCGGTAGCCATCGATCACGGCGTCGCCCCGCGCCACCGACACGACCATGGAGGCCGGCGAGCTCGCGCTCACCTGCAGCTCGGTGCTGCTGCCCACCACGTGGTCGCCCAGCGCGTCCGCGGCGTGGTCGACCAGGTCGTGTCCGAGCCGCAGGATCGGCCGGGTGTCGTAGATGGTGACCGCGCCCGAGCTCGCGGGCACGTAGACCTCCGCGATCTTGATGTGCCCGCTCGGAGTCGCCGGCACCACCGGGGACGCGCCCGCGGTCCCCTTGGTGACGGTCAGGGAGTAGGCGAAGCGCCGGCGCTTGTCGACCGCCTGCGACGACACCACCCCGCTCCCGTCCATCACGTAGCGGGTGGCCGCCTGGTCGTCGTCGGTCGCCGGCGCGAGGGACAGCACGTCGTAGCGGGGGTTGGACGGGTTGTGCGCGTCCAGGGTCGCCGTGAAGGCCGCCGACACCGCGATCGGCTTGTAGATCGGGCCGAACTCGTCGCTCGCCGAGGTGTCGTAGTAGTAGCCGAGCCCCGCCGCGATCGAGAGAGTCAGGCCGGAGCTCACTGTCACCAGGCAGTCGTCCCCGAAGAAGCCCTCGAAGGGATCGCCGTCGTTGTCGTTCTCGACGAGCCTCGCCAGGAGCGCCGTCAGGGTCTGCCACATCATCGAGCCGACATCGACCTGGTCATCGGCGCGGGCCTTCTCGCCTTCGCTGAACAGAACGGCGCCGCCGGGGCGGGTACGGGGGTGGGACATGGGAGATCTCCGGGATCAGGTGGGATCGGTGTAGAGGCCGTCGACGTCGACCACGAGTCGCCAGCGGATGCCGGCGGCGCGGAGGCGGTTGCCGATGGCGCGGAGCGCGGTGGTGAGGGCGTCGTCGCCCTCCGCACCGAGGTAGAGGTCGCGGTCGAGGTAGCCGTCATCGAAGTAGGTGTAGGCCGCGCTCGAAGTCGCCACGAGCGGCACCACGAGGATGAACGACAGGGGCGTCCCGGACCATACCCGGCGATCCAGGTAGAACTCGCGGTTGTAGTAGCCCTCGTCCCAGGGCTCGATCATCACGGCCGGGGCGTCCGTGTACTCGGCCAGGAGCGCGTCCACCGCGGCCAGGATGGCGGTGCGGGTGAGCTGGCGCTCGGGAGCCCGCAGGCGCCGGCGCAGGGCGGCGTCGCTCTCCTCGAGCGCCCGGGAGACCCCGTAGCCTCGGGCCAGCAGGGTGAGCCAGATCCCGTCGGCGCCGGCGACCGTGCTGGCGTCGGCGAACACCGCCCCCTTGGCCTCGGCGTGGGCCAGCATGGCGGCGATGCCCGCCAGGTGGGGGCGGAGCGGGCGAGCCCAGTCCGGGAGCTGCCTCTCGAGCTGGAGCAGGATCTGGTTCGTCGACCGAGGCACCTACACCTCCTGGACGGTGACGGAGAGGGCCGTGTCGAGCACCCGGAGCGCGTTGGCGACGCCGCTCGGGGTCTGGTCCGAGGTCGGCGTCGTCACCATGGCCGACAGCACGTCGGTGGAGATCCCGAGCGCAGCGGCCACGATCTGCGCGGTGTAGAGGATGGCCCCTGGCGCCAGGGAGTCGGTGTAGGCCAGGATGGCGGCGCGCACGTTGGTGCCGAGCGTGGCCAGGTCGGAGCCGGCGCGCACGTAGAGCACCACCGCGAGGTCGATCTCCTCGCGCGTGGCCCCGGTGACGACGACCCGGATGCCCGCCGCCCTCCAGGCCTCGAGCTCCGCCGCCACCGCGTCGGACAGCGCGTCGTTGCTCCGGCCGTCCCCGTCGGCGACGTAGACGGCCACGTAGCCCCCGTCCTCGGGCGCCGCGTAGGACTCGTCGACCGCCACGTAGGCGACGCCGGCGACGCCGAGTGCGCCCGTCTCGAGGGCCGAGACCGTGCCCCGGCGGAGGGTCGTGAAGTAGCGCCGGATCCGGTCGCGGAAGGCCGCGTCGGTCTCCTCGGCGGCCCCACCGACGAACCGGTCGGCGTTGGTGACGGTCGCCGTGGCGTCGCCCGGGACCGTGTCCACGATGGTGGTGATCGTGTCGGCCGCGACGTTCCCCGTCGTCCCCGTCGCGGTGCAGGTCGCGAGCGCAGACACCGTGTCGGCGTCGCCGGCCATGTAGACGGCCTCGTCGGTCGTGAACGTCACGGACTCCCCGTTCACCGTGGCCTTGCAGGTGGTCCCCGCCGGGATCTCCAGGACGCCCTCGCTGTCCCCGCGGGTGAAGGTGAGCGTGCCCACCGCGGCGACGGCGTCATGGCGCGCCAGGCCGAAGCGGTCGGCCGCCAGCGCGTCCAGGGCCGTCCCCGTCGCGGTGTCCACGAACTGCTCGGCGAAGGCCGCGACGACGACGCGGATCACCTCGTCGGCCTGCACGGCGGCCCCGCCGATGAGGGCGTCGTTGACCGAGCCGGCGCGCCAGTCGGTGAGGTCTGGGTTGCGGCTCTGCACCTCCGCCTGGCCGAGCGCGTAGAGCTGGTCGAAGGTCAACAGCGAGGGCATCGACTACTCCTGCACCAGGGTGAGCGTCTGGGCGTCCTGGGTGTTGTCGGCGAGCGTGGCGCCGATCTCGATGGTGATGGCGTTGGTGCGGGTGCCGCTCGGAGAGCCCGCCGAGACGCTCACCCGGACCTCGCGCACGCGGTCGTCCCCGAACAGGTTGCGCCGGAGCTGGTTGGCGAGGCTCGCCCGGCGGGCCGGACTCCCCAGGCGCGACAGCTCGAGCTCCACGCCTCCGCCGTAGGCCGGGCGGTGCACCATGTCGCCGGGCGAGGTCAGGCAGCGCCGGCGGAGCGCGCCCCGGACGTTGGCGACGCCGGCGACGGTCGGCAGGTCCCCGGTGGGCGTGACGCGCATGTCCTCATCGGGGTCGTCGGGCAGGAGCACGTCGCGCCCGAAGCGCTCGTCGAGGACGGCGCTCACGGCTCCTCCCGCGGATACCCGCCCTCCGTCGCGTGCCGGCACTCCCCCCGGTTCGGCCGGCGCGTCGTGTAGGAGACGTGCACGTGCCGGTCGCGGTCGTACCAGATCACCTGGTCGTGGGGGATGCCGGCGTCGAGGAGGGCGCGGCAGAGCTCGCGCGAGGTGAGCCCCTCGACCACGATGTCCACGGCCTCGCCATGGACGTGCTGGCTGGTACGCGAGGCTCCGACGATCGCGGCATTGGCGGCGGAGGAACGATACCCCGACGTGACCCGCACCGGTCTCCCGATCCGCGCCCGGAGGGGCTCGAGCACCGCCAGGACGAGCGCGGCGAGGGCCACCTGGGCCTCGGGCGGGGCGTCCACGGCGCCGAGCTCGCGCCAGGTGAAGTGCGGGCTCGGGCCGGTCACGCCGGCACCAGCACGCCATCCCGGAGCCACCCGTGCCAGACGCCGACGACGTGGATCGAGGGCGACACCGTGAGCCGCGGGAGCTCGCCCGAGACCTGCCAGCCCGAGGGGCCCCAGCCCCCCGAGCCCAGGGTGGGCGCGTGAAGGCAGTGCGGCCGGGAGTCGCCCGGCAGCGCCACCAGGACGGGCGTGGCGTCGGCGTGCTCGGGCGCGATCGTCAGCGGGTGCCGGAGATCCTCGGGACCGTCCGCGTAGGCGTACCAGCGGCCATCCTCCCCGCGGGTCGCGGGCCAGCAGTCGCCGTCGTCGTAGACCCGGCACCAGAGCCGCCCATCGCGAAGCACGGGCGGATCCTGGTAGGGCGGGGGGTCGATCAGACGGAGGGGGAGGCTCACGGCGCCCCCGGCGCGACCTGGTGCACGGCACCGGCGACGACGCTGGGATCGACGCCCCGGGAGGCGACGAGCGCCAGCACCGCGATCAGCGCGATCGAGTACACCACGCCCAGCGCGTAGACGGCGAGGCGCCCCGGAGCCTGGGCGCGCAGCGCGCCCATCTCGGTCCGGAGCCCCCGGACCTCCTCGACGACGCGGTCCTGGCCGCGCCGCACCTCCTCGATCAGCAGGCGCACGGTGGGGTCGACGTCGGGAGCGGGGGCCAGCGCGGGCGAGCCGTGTCGGGAGCTGCTCACGCTGGCGTCGGCGTGCTCGGGGGGCGGCATCGGATCGGTCGTTGGCAAGGTTACCTCCATCGAAACATGCGAAGCTACGCGAGCAGCCAGAGAGTGTCCGCGGCGGCGGAAGGCGAGGTGGACACGGCGTAGGCCTTGGCCACGCCCGAAGCGCTGGCCACTTGGCCGAGGATCGCGTCGGGCCCAACGACCATCTCCGGCAACCGCCCGAAGAAGTTCCCGCCGCCGTCCGCCCCCAGGTAGAGCGGCACGAACACCGCGTCCCCGTCACCGTTCACCTGGGTGGTGGTGTCGCTCTGTTGCATGCTGGCCATGGTCCGTTCGGCGGCGGTGAGGCCAGCCGACCCAACCGTGACGACGAAACAGTGAGCGCCGTTGGCGGAGGTGGAGTGCGCGAAGAACGCCTGTTGCGACGTGGCGGGCGACGTCGTCCATCCCGTCGAGGAGTCGGCCGTGGTCGTCCCGTTGACTCGCCACGCGTAGCGTCCATTGCTGGTCGCCTCGGCCGAGTTGGGCGACGTCGCGTTGGTGACGCCGGGGTCGAGCACGCACGCCACCGTCTGGACCACCGCGGAGGCTGTCGCGAACGCGACGACGAAGGCGTCTCCGCACTCCCAGAGGTGGACCTTGACCAATGTGGAGACGAAGGTGCTCGCGAGGGCCCGTGCGAAGCCGGAGAACGCCGACCCCGTGTCGAAGGGGAGCGCCTGATCCCACCCGTTCCCCGTGGCGTTCAGCATGGAGCCCGAGCGCGAGAACCCGAAGAGGACTGTGCTCGTCGCCCAGGTGTCCGCGGGGGAGCTGATCATGGTCGGGGTCCGGGCCGACGCGGAGCCCGCGTAGATCCACCGGATCGTGTGCGAGTTGGTGACGGGGTTGCAGTAGACTGCCTCGGTGAGACCGCCGACCTGCTTCCGGGCCCACGTCCCGGCCACGCCGCTCCCTGGCGTCCGTGCCGTGGCGTCGTAGTAGGTGGACTTCACCCCGAGCGTGTAGATCGCGTCGAGGACGTCGGAGATCAGGGTCCCCGCCGGGGCCTGCGAGCCGACGTACTTCCAGGTGCGCGCCGAGGCGGTCATGCGATGCTCACGTCGACGGCCACGACGTCAGCGGGGGTCGCGTCCCCCGTCGAGAGCGGCCAGTTGTAGAGGGTGGGGGCGTAGACGGCGGCGACCAGGGCGAGCGAGGCCCACGCGGCGGCGGACGCCCCGGTGGCGACCAGGACCTGGCCCGCGGTCGGGGTGCCCGAGATCGTGACCCCATTGAGCTTGGCGACGGTGGGCGCCGGGTAGGTGCCGGACAGGTCCCCCGAGGCGCTCCCGCTCGGGGTGCGGCTGTCGGACAGGCGCGCGTCGTTCCCCTGAACCACCACGCCCGCGCTGGTCTCACCGTCGGTGGCGAGCTCGACCACGCCCGTGGAGGTGGTCGTCGCGACCGCCACCGAGAGCGTCCGGTTGGCGGAGAGGTCCCCACCGCCGGACAGCGGGGCCGTGGTGCCGATCGTGCGGCTCGTCGGGACCAGCCCGGCGATCGAGGCGGAGAGCGCGGCGTCGGCCGCCGCCCGCGTCGAGGCCTCCGTCGCCACCAGGCCGGCGGCGGTGCCGGTCGGGTCCGCGCCAACGTCCGCGGCGGTGGGCGTCGCCGGCGTGCCGTGGGTGTGGTCGGCCCGGCTGTAGTCGGCGGAGACGCCCGGCGCCGAGGCCGCCCCGAAGGCGGTCTCCGCCACCACGGTGTCCGAGGGCGTGATCACGGCCTCGGGGGCGTAGAGCTCGATGGCCGCCCCCAGCACGGCCCAGAGCTTCGCCATGAACGTGTCGCGCTGCGCGGTGTAGTCGTCCCCGATGATCTCGGTCGCGGCGGCGTCCAGGTCGGCGACGATCTCCTCGGCGGTCGTGCTCACGGTCTACTCCGAGGCCAGGGCGGTGGTGCGGTAGGCGGTGGGCAGTTGTCCCAGCAGGGTCGACAGATTCGTGGTGGGGAGCCCGAAGGCAGCCATCCCGGCCTGCACCTCGGTGAGCGCCGCCTGGAGCTGCACCAGGAAGTCCTCGGTGACCACCCGGAGAGGCACGCCCGCCTGGGTGAGCCGCAGGGTGAGCCCCAGGGGGTGGACGAGCTGGGGCGTCAGGTTGTCCCATGTCGTCGGGACCGGCGCCGCCAGGGAGGCCAGCCCCGGGAGGCAGATCGCGGCGTTGGGGTCGGCGTCGGGGAACACGACCAACACCTCGTCGCCCACGGCGACGGGCCAGAACAGCCCGCCAGCAGCGATGGCGCCGAGCTGGGCCATCCGGCCCTGCACCTCGCGTTGGGAGGGCTGGAGGGTGACGGTGGCCAGCCAGCCCCAGGCCGCGTGCGCCTCGACGACGGTCACCGTGCCCACCGAGCACCAGGTGCGGCCGTCGCGTGCGAGGCCTTGGAGCGCGGTGGGGAGGGGGGTGCTCACCGACGGCCTCGCCGAGAGCGGAGCGCGCGCGCGGAGGACGGGCGCGGATCCCAGGCATCGGCCATCGCCCGAAGCTGCGCGGCGATGACGGCGTCATGCCGGCGAGGGCCGCCCTTCCCTGTCCGGATCATCGTCTCGCCCGTCCAGATCAGCCGCCCGGTCCCGTTGTCGTAGGCCGCGAGCTGCATGTAGACCTCGCAGCGGTCGAGATCGACGGCGCGGGCGAGGGTGATGTCGGCCACCGGCTCCGGACGCCCCTTCCGCGCGCCGGACGGTGGGCGGCATCGGGAGCGGTCGAAGGGGAGGATGGACATCGCCTCACACGTAGTTGATGAACTTCAACGAGAGCTTGTAGCCTTCATCCCTCGACCACTCATGGGTCGCAGTCTGGACGTAGAAGGTGCTCGCCAGCTTTCCCGCCGTCGCCCGGGCGGCGACCAGGGCGGTGGCGACGGCCGGGTCGATGGAGCGGGGCGGGAGGGAGAGCCAGGCGACGGCCTCGGCGTCGGACATGCCGTCGATCGCCCGGACCACCGGGGTGTCGAGCGTGACCACCACGCCGTCGCCGTTGCCAACCAATGGAAGGTCGGTCATCCCGTCGAGGTCTACCATCTCAGCGGTCTCGATCTCGCCCTCGATCTGCTCGCGGGCGGCCTCCTCGTAGATGCGCTGGGCCATCGAGGTGAGCGTGGCGAGATCGTAGGTCCCCTGCACGTAGTAGGGCAGGAGCGGGGCGTCCTGGTCGGTCACCTTGCCCTTCGCGCTGATCTTCTTCGACAGGACGATCGGCGCCGGCGGGTACTTCGCCGCGGTGTAGAGGCGCTTCTGCGCGTCCCAGCACCGCACCTCGATCTGTTTCGTCCGCCGCTCGTTGAAGCGGCGACGGAACGTGAGCCGGGAGACGTTCTGGCCGTAGAGGAAGGCGGGTCGACGCCCGCCGAACTGGGGGACGATCCCCACGTCGGGCGAAGGGGCGGTGGTGAAGTCGCTCGCCGACAGGATCTGGAGCGTGTCGGAGTTGAACAAGGGGATGAGCCCGGCCCGGCCGCACAGATCCACCAGAACGGTCCAACAGTCGTCCCCGTGTTCGGGGGTGAACTTCGTCTTCCCCAGGATGGTCGCGAGGATGACCGCGCTCGCACCCTCCGAGTACTCGATGGTGATCCCGTCCATCCCGGCCACGTGGCTCGCGACGTCCAGAACCACGTCGGAGAGCGGCCCGGAGATGTCGATCGCGGTGCCGTCCCAGCCCTGGTCGAGCCACTGGCCGGTGTAGTCCCGGCCCTCCAGGGTCACCGTCTCGCTGGACTCCGAGAGCATCGTCTCGGGCACGTCGGCGAAGCCGATGAACGCCTGAAAGCGGAGAACGTCGGCGGTGAGCTCGGTCAGCGGGTCGCGGGTGTCCCCGAGGAGCACCCGGATACGCACCGCTCGGAGCGTTCGGGGGTCAAGGGGGAGATCCTGGTAGTCGAGCTCGACCCGGACCGTGTCGGCCTCGCGGTGGCCGTTACGGCGGATCTCGACGCGCCGCGGGATGGCCTCGATCGTGTAGGTGGTCGAGGAGATGCCGCCGGCGAAGTCCTCGAGGAGCACGTCCAGGATGACGCCGCACCGGGGGTAGTAGGCGCGGGACGTGCGGGGGACGATCACCGCTTCTCCGGGATGACCAGCACCGTCCCGCTCGGGAGCGAGCCAGCCGAGATCGTCGGGTTGGCGTCCAGGAGCCGGGGCCACTCCTGCCAACTCCCGAGGTAGCGAGCGGCGATGCGTTGGAGCGTGTCACCCGAGCGCACCACGTGAGTGAGCCGTCGCCGCCCGCTCACGAGCTGGTCAACGAGCTCCTGGGACTCCCGGAGCTTGCCCGAGAGCGTCACGAGCCCGCGCCGAAGCCCGCGCTCGGCGAGCCAGAGCGTGATCACCCGGTCGCCCGTCTCGACGACGAGCAACTCGGTGACGTCGGTGGCGTCCAGGTCGGCCCGGAAGGCCGCGCAGTCCTCCTGGTAGCCAACGAGGGTGGCCTGGAGCCCGAGCAGGTCCCGGCTCGTGCTGGTGCCCGCCAGGAGCGCCGTCTCGGCGAGACCGAGCGAAGCGCGGACGCCGTCCACGAGCTCGCCGACGTCCCCGGTGAACGACCGCATCGAGGTGATCACAGGAGACCTCGGCCGAGGTTGTTGAGCGCCACGAGGGTGTCGGCGAGGTCGTCGAGCGCCGCGAGGATCTCCCGGAGCAGGTCGAGGAGCGAGAGCGGGGAGACGGCGTTCGGGAAGGGCACCGCGAGTACGCTGGCCTCGTCGGCCTCGACGGGCAGGAAGGTCAGCTCGTAGTCGATCGAGGTCGCCTTCCGCAGGGTGAGCTTCGCGCCGATCACGAACCCGCGCCGCACCAGGTCGGTGCCCCAGGACAGGGAGCAGTAGCGCAGCCCGAGGAGCTGGCTCCGGAGCAGCCCCATCGTGGCGAGTGCGTCGCCGGAGAGCCCGGTCTGCGCGTCCACGATCCGCCCCCGCAGGATGATGGGATCCTCCTCGATCCCCATGATCTGCACGCTCGGCGTGGTCGCGCCGGGGTAGCGGTTGACCACGTGGCGGAGCTTCACGCCCACCTCGACGCCCTGCTCGGGGAGCTTCGCCGCGCCGAGCTCCAGGTAGGTGAAGGCGCCCTCGAGTTCCTGGATCAGCACGGGGAGGCCGTCGGCGGACACGAGGACCTCCTACGCGGGCGCCGGCACGCGCCGGGCGGTGGTGGCGAAGCGCCGGAGCCGGTCGACGCCCTCCTCGAAGGCGACCATCACCCGCGCCGGATCGGCGTTCTGCTCGACCTTGAGCTCGAACTTCACCGGGCCGTTGATGTTGGTCACCGGGGGCTTCGTGAGCTTCCCAGGGGGCCCCTTCGCGTCGCCCGAGCCGTCCCCCTTCGCGCCGGGGGCGTTGTCAGCGAAGGTCCAGAGCCCCGCCAGGCGGTCGGCGCCGTCGACGAAGACCTTGGCCAGCCGATCCGAGCTGTTGAGCGCCTCCGAGCCCTGGCCGGTCACGGAGTAGTACAGGAACCGGGCGCCCTCTCCGAGCGCCTGGAGGACGACCCCGAGCCCGACGACGAGGGAGCCGATGCCCCGGAGCACGAGGTCGAGCACCGTCACCAGGCCGCCGAAGGTGCCCACCAAAGCGCCCCCCACCAGGTTGAGGGCGCTCCCGTCGGCCGTGAGCGCGCCGAACGCCCCTCCGACGCGACCGAGGGTCGTGAGGGCCCGCTCCCCGACGCGGGAGACCCAGGCGAGGAGCGCGGGCCACTCCCGGAGCGCCCCACCCACCGACGCGATCCCGGCGGTCACCAGGGTCAGGGGCAGCGCCACCTTCCCCAGCACGCCGAGAAGCCCGGACCACGCCGCTCCCAGCGCCGGCGGAGCCGCCGCCGCGGTGCCGAGCGCACCGCCCACGGAGCGCCCGATCCCGAGCGGGTCCGCGATCCACCCCTTCGCGGCCGAGACCAGCGTTCCGCCCGCCCCCTTCAGCGCGGTGCCTCCACCCTGGGTGAGCCCAGGCGCTGCGTAGGCCGCGACGGAGAGCGCCGCGAAGACCTCGGCCCGCTGAATCAGCCCGTCCCAGAGCGCGAGGAGCTTCACGCCCCAGCGATCGACAATGACCCCCATCTGGTCGCCGTTCGCGACGAGCCAGCGGTTGACGCCGGCGAGCTGCCCCGACCACCGATCGAAGAGCGGGGTCGTCAGCCGGGTCACCAGTCCCTTGACCTGGTCCTGGAGCGTCGACATCTGCGCCGACCAGCTCTTGCCCATGAGCGCGACGCCCGGGCCGAAGGCGGCGAAAGCCCGGTTCAGGGCTTCCAACCGCTTCGCGGGGTCGAGCTTGTTGAAGGCCTGGGACGTCACCCCGATCGCCGAGAGCGCCTGGGTCACGATCGGCGTCTCGACTTGGTTCGCGCCGCTCGTCATGGCCTGCATGACGTCGCGCGGGGCCAGATGGAGCCCCTCCTGGCCCCGAAGCGCGAAGCCCGCCGCGAGCGACAGGCGGGTGAGCTCCCGGAGCTGCTGAAGCGACGCCCCCGCCGCCAGGCCGGGCCCGAGGATGCCCTGGAGGCCGGAGATGTAGTCGCCGAGCTCGCCCACACCGATGGCCGCGTCCTTGCGGAGATCGCTCACCAGCCCCTTGGCCACGCCCAGGGTCTGGACGATGCCCGCGCCGGTCTGGGCCGACAGGAGGGTGGCCATCCCGGCCTGCGCCTCCTGAATCGACGTGTGGAGCCCGAGCACCCCGCGCACCGCCACGCCGAGCCCGGCGGCGCCAGCGAGCGCCGCGAAGGCCCGGGAGAGCGCGCCGGAGATCGACGCGCCGACGCGCACCCCCTCCTGTTCGACCTCCTTCAGACGCCGCTTGGCCCCCGCCGCGCCCGGACCGGAGTGATCTTCGGCGATGATCTTCGCCTTGATCACGTAGCTGCGGTCTGACTCACCCGGCATCGGGGTTCTCCTGCTCGACGATCCGCGACAGCGCGGAGTTGAAGGCGAGTAGATCCCGCTCGGACAGGCCGAGGAGGACGGTCAGCGGCTGGTGGCCGTAGCGGGCGGCGTAGGCGAGCCGATCCCAGCTACGGCCTTCAGTTCCCCCACCTCGTCACCAGCTCCGTAGAGGTGGCCCCAGACCGAGGCGAGGATCCAGGTCTCCTTGGCGGTGAGCTCGACGCCACGCGCAGCGCGCCGCGCCCCCTCCATCGCCACGGCGTAGATCCGGGCGACGGGGGTCTTGTGGGCGTCGGCGGCCCGTTCGGTGGCAAGGATCTCCGCCATCTTCAGGTCGGCGAGCACCACCTCCCGCTCCGCCAGGACGACGTGCACGCCATCGGCGGCCTCGCGGATCGAGTCACGCGCCGCCGCGATCTCCTCGGACGTGGCCAGGTGCACGGTCGCCCAGGCGTTGGCGACCCCCTGGAGCGCCCGGGTGCCGATGCGGTCCTCGAGCGGCCGGATCATCAGGTCGGCCGGCGTGACGAGCTCCCCGTCGATCTCCCGCACCGAGACGCCCGCGCCGGCGACGGCCACCGCATGCTCGGCGGCGGCGAGCGTGGGCTCCCCCGCCAGCTTCGCGGCGTTGAGCAGCTCGGCCGGCGTGAGGACCACGAACACCACCCGCCGCCCTCGACAGGTGACCTCGAACGCATCGCGAGGGGCGCTCACGAGGCGATCCGCTGGTCGCCCGTCTTGAACGTGAGCGAGTGCGACTGCGCGGTGGCCCGGCGCGCCGAGCGGCTCGACGCGGTGAGCACGAGGTTGGTGTAGGTGTGGGTCTTCTTCGTGAGATCCCGGTAGTTCGTCGTGACCGCCACCACGACGAGCGCTGGGATCCCGAGGCGCTTGGACGACTCGAGCACATCCACGATGTCGTCGGTGGCCGAGGTGGAGGGTGCGAACTCGATCTCGAGCTCCCAGCCCGCGTACTCGGCGTCCACCTTGGAGCCGCTTTCGCCGAGCACCTTCGTGGTGACCTCGTCGATCATGGGCTTCACGGTGCAGTTCACGATCTGGTCCTCGACCAGCTTGATCGCCCCGTCCACCAGGACGGAGAGCTTGGTGTCCTTGCCGGTGACAGGGACGTCGGTGTCGGCCATGGCCTACTCCTCGATCTGGACGGTTTCGCCGATGGACGCCTTGAGGACGATCTCGTCCATCGCGGCGAAGAGCTTCACGGAGAGCAGGATGTACCAGCGCCCGCTGTCCAGGTCGTCCTGGGTGTTGCCCCCGAAGGCGTCCACGGCGTAGCTGTGGATGCGCTTCTTCGTCCTGAGCCCCTCCAGGAAGCCCAGGATCGCGGTGATCAGCGCCCCGGTGTTGCTCCCCAGGGTCTGCGTCGCGAGCACCAGGTCGAGGGGCTTGCTCACGTAGTTCTCCGCGTAGGCCGCGATCGACTCGGTGATGTAGTCGGTCATGCGCCGGCGGAAGACCTGGATCAGGCCGCTGGTGATGGACGTCGTGATGCCGCCGTAGAGCACGGGTCCGAGGGTCTTCGACAGGAACCAGGCGGCGACCCCGGCGTCGCGGAGGTCGTCGTAGGTGGTCCGGCTGGTCGTCTCCACCTCGAGGCCGGTGATGCCCTTCAGGTAGGGCGCCCCGGTGGCACCGCCGGGCGAGATCTCCGGGTCGAGGTTGAGGATCGCGGCCGCCGCGAAGCTGTTGCCGTCCACCTCGACCTCGGCGAGGTCGGTGTCGTAGAAGTCGGTCGTGAGCACCCGCGGCCACGTGTAGATGATCCGGTCGTCCCGGTAGTCGGCGACGTAGGTGATGGCGCTGGAGCTGCTCTGGTTGTTGGGAGTGCAGAGCACGACCATGCCCTTGTCGCAGTCGCCGACGTAGGCCTCCAGGCCGGTGTTGACCGTCGCGCAGAGCGCCGACGGGCACTCCGCCACGAACAGGATGTCCACGTCCGCGTCGTCGGTCTCGGCGTAGAACAGCCGGATCCCAACCAGGGAGACGCTCGACCCCACGTAGTCGCTCGCGGCGGCCGTGCCGTCGGCCCCGCTGGCGAGCGCGGTGGCGGAGCCAGCCGTGGGCATCGCGCTCGGGCTCGACGCGGTGACGTCCACGTAGGGGTCGTCGACCAGGAGCACCGTGGTGGTGGTCAGGTCCTTGTACCGGACGGAGTAGGCGGTCCCGATCGTGATCACCATGTCCCGCTTCGCCGAGTCGCCCCCGGTCGCCGCGGTAAACTGGTAGCTGATCGAGTTGCCCAGCGCGCCCTTGTACTTCGCGGTGATCGTGAGCGAGCCCGTGCCCGCAGTGATCGCCCCCGAGGTCGCAGCGGCCTGGTCGGTCGCCGCGATCCGCACCACCCGGAGCCCGCCGGGGAAGGACTTCGAGAGGAAGGCCTTGAGCGCGGTGTAGGTGTCGGCGGCCCCGAACGGAGTGGGGCAGAACGCCGCGAACAGCTCGGCGGCCGTGGTGATCCGCTGGATCTCGTTGATCGGCCCCCAGGGGAAGTCGCCGACGATGCCGGCGACGTTGCTCTTGACGCCCGAGATGTTGCCCGGCGGCTGCACCTCCCAGACGTTGATGCCGTACCCGATCCCGGATTCCCCGGCGATCTTGCGGATCAGCGATCCCATTCAACCTCCAACCGTGACAGTGTCGGTCACGACGTCCCCACCCGCATCGATGGCGGCGGCGATGTCGGCCTCGGTGAGCTTCGGGTGCTCGGTGAGCACCACCAGATCGGTGTCGATGCGGATCTCCCAGGTCTGCCGCCACTCGCCACGCGCGGCACCGTCCCCCTGATCCTCGGGGCGGCTGTCGGTGCAGGTGATGGTGAGCGGCCGGCCGTGGTACCCCGTCGAGTCCAGGTAGAGGCCCGCGACGGCGGGCAGCCGGTTGTGCAGCGCGGCCTCGATGAGTGCCGCGGTGTCGTCCCGGGCGGCGCGGTGCTGGGCCCAGAGGTCGAGCTGCGCGGTGATCGTGATCCAGGCCACCCGGTAGGTGACCACCAACGTGCTCGTGCCGGACTGGTCGATCCGCCGGGGCGGGACCAGGGTCCGCTCGACGGGGCCGGGCTCGACGGTGAGGACGGGCCCGGCCTCCAGGTCGAGCTCAATGTTCGCTTCGGGCCAGCCCCGACGCGCGGTGAGCCCGGTGACGGCCTCGCCGAAGTAGGTGGCGATCGCATCGCACGCGGCGGCGGCAAGGTCGATGGCCACGCTACCTCCGGCGTCGCAGGCGGCGCATTGCCGCCTCGCTGTAGTCCTTCTCGATCTCGGGCACGATCCGGCGGAGCACGAAGCGGGGCTTCGTGCCGTGGTGGTGGACGTGGTCGCGGATCGCCATCGCCCGGGAGATCACCGCGGCGCCGACGGCGGCACCCTCGCGCCCGAAGGCCTGCCGGACGTGCTGCTTCGCGGCCCGCTTCCAGCTCTTCGACCCTTCCATGCCCGATGCCAGGCCGAGCGCGATGGCCTTGGCCACCCGGTACTGCCCGCGGATCTCGCCGCGGAGCTTGCGGTGCACCCACTCGATGATGGGCTGGAGCGGAGGCCCAGGGCGGTTCGGTCGGCGTCCGTACTCGATGACACCCGCGTAGGGGGTGTCGTTGACGAGCTCGGCGCCCTCGGTGCCGGCGACCGCCCGCCAGGCCGCCTTGAAGGCGCCTCGATCAACCGCTCCGACGGCGTTCGTGCTCCGCACCGCCCGGGAGATCCCCCGCTGCGCCACCTCCAGCGCGACGAGCCGGAGCTCCGCGGTGTCCCACCGAAGGTGCTCCTCCAGGAGCCCCCCGAGCTGGTCCGCCGTGCAGATGATGTCGGCCACGCTCGACCTCCAAATCGACGACGGGAGCGGGCTCGCCGCCACCCGTCGGCGGGGTCGGAAGATGCCGAAGCACGTCCCAGATCGTGATGGGCATGGAGAGGCTCACGTGGTGCGCTTCCGATTCCGGCGCCGAAGCACCACGCGCCACTCGAAGGCCCGCTTCTGCGGGCGGGCGACGGGGCGCCACTCCTCTCCGTTCACGAGCCAGATCAGCTCCTGGGTCGAGGTGAGGACCGGGTTCAGGTCGCTCTCCTCGTAGGTCGCCGAGATCCGGTAGACCTGCTGGTCGCCCGTCTCGTAGATGCCGGGCGCGTCGAACACGAGCCGGGGAGGGAGGTCCCTCCACTTCGGCGTCGGCGTGAGCGTGACGTCCTCGTCGGTCGCGGTGCCCCGGCCCACCTCGGCGCCGTCCCAGGTGCGGACCCGGACTACGAAGGTGTCGAGCCGGAAGCCGAGCTCCGCGATCAGGTCCCGGGTGTCGTCCACGACCGGGATCAGGTCGTCGCGGAGGGTCACCGGCTACGCCTTCGGCCGGGGGTAGGGCTCGACGAGGTCGGGGTGATGGTCGCGCAGCCAGGCGCCAGCCGGGCCGCGCAGCACGTCCCGGTGGCGCACGAGGTCCATCGCCCCGTTGGTGGCGCCCGGGCGGGGGATCCGAATCTCGCGGGCGCCGACGTAGCGGACGGCCGCCCCCTCGGGCCAGTCGGACAGGGTGGTCGCGCTCGGCACGCTGGGCGCCGGATCGTGGGGCTTCGGGTGCCCCTCGAGGACGCCGAGCCGCGTGTAGGCGCCGTCCAGGCCGTTCGCGATCACCTCGGCGCGCTGGGCGACCGCGGTCACGCGCTCGTCGAGGCCGTCGAGGCGCCCGGCAGCGCTCTCGCGGAGGTGCTCCACGCGGTCGGCAAGCTGGGAGACGTCGCCGCGCAGCGCCTCCAGGAGAGCGTGCAGCGCAGCCAGGGTGAGGCGGCTGGTCTTCGGCTCGGTGGTCTCGGAGGGGTCGTCCATCGGTCATCCCGTCGGAAAGGTGCCGGATCCACCTCCGGCTTGGAACACGTCACGCTTGGGGGCGATCCCGAAGACCTGCCCGAGCTCGAGGGCGAGGCGCTTGCCCTCCATCCGCATGGCCCGAAGCTCGCCGTCGGCGGTGAGCGTGACCTCCTCGGCCTTGCTCACCTTCTGGCGGCTCCAGGCGTCCTGAAGCGCGGTCTGAACGGCGGCGAGCTGCGTCAGGAGCGAGCCGACGAAGGTCTCCCCGTCGCTGGACAGCGCGCCCCACGCACCCTCCAGGTCCTGGTGAGAGGCCCGGTAGATGTCGGGGAAGCCCAGGTAGCGGCGCACCTGGGTTTTCTGGGCGTCGGTGAGGGCCACGGGGCGCCTACGGGCTGATCAAGGTGGTGGCGGTCGCCGTCAGGGTCACCGACGAGGCCGGGAGGCCGTCGTAGAGCGTGCCCTGGCTCGACAGCGCGTTGGCGAAGTTGGTCGAGAGCCCCGCCACGAAGGTCCCGATGACGGCCTTCGTGCTCGGGATGCTCGGCAGGGCGGCGATGGCCGCCGCCGAACTCGCCGCCGCCGTTCCCGCGCCGATGGACGCCGTTCCGGAGCTGTCCAGATACAGGTAGACCGCCTGGTACTGGGCGCCGGTGAGCGTGGTGAGCGCGGACAGGTCCCACAGGTCGTCCGTGGCCGCCTTCGCGTAGAGCACGCCGGTGATGGCGTACTCGACGTCCGAGCGCGACTTGAACTTGCCGGCCGTGGTGCCGTTGGCGATCGACCGGTTGGTGTCGGTGGTCAGCGCCGCGGGCGAGGTCGCGGTGAGCGCCGCCGGCGACGCGGCCGTGAGGGTCTGGGTGGCCGGCCAGCCGTTGTAGATCGTGCCCTGGGCCGCGAGCGCGTTGGCGAAGTTGGTGCTCGGCCCCGCCACGTAGACCCCGATCACCGACTTCGTGCTGTCCACGGCGGGGAGCGCCGCGAGCGCGTTCGCCGCGCTCGTGAGCGCATCCGTGCCAGCGGCGATCGACGCCGTGCCGGACGCATCCAGGTAGAGCCAGAAGGCGCGGTAGTGGGTGCCGTCCGTGGCCGACTGGCCCGTCAGGTCCCACAGGTTGTCCGTGGCGTCCTTGTGGTAGATCGCGCCCGCGACGCGGAAGTCCGCGGGGTTCGTCGTCTTCAGCTTGCCGTTGGTCGTCGCGTTGGCGACGGCCGCGTAGGAGACCGTGCTGTTCTCCAGCCGCTGCACGGTGAGCGCCAGGTCGGTCACGAGCGCCGCCACCGGCGTGCGCACCACCCCGAGATCGACGACCGCGGCGGCGAGCCGGGTGCGGATCTCGGTGAGGTCGGCAACGATGGCGGTGAGCGCGTTCCGCGCCCGGAGCACGTTGTCGTTGCGGGCGACGCCCGCGGCCAGGTCCACGATAAGGGCGTTGACCTGGGTCCAGAGGGCGTCCGCCTCTTCCCGGCCGACGGCGATGAGCTTGCGCATGATGCCCATGAGGGCTCCAGGGCCAGCGGCCCGTTGGAAGGTGAGGAGCGAGCGCGGGGCGAACGCCCCGCCGCCGATCAGGTGAGGGTGAGCTTCGCGGCCGCCTTGCGCTTGCGGAGCTTGAGCTGGAGGTCGATGACGACCTGGAGCTTGGTGCTGTCACCCGTCTTCGCGAGCGCGTTGACCTGCACCGAGAGGCGCTTGGCCGCCTTCTTCTGCGCGGCGGCGATCTCGGAGATCTCCACGATCTGGCCGGTCAGCTCCTTGATGGCGCCCTGGAGCTGGCCGGGGTCCATCGTGCTCCAGATCGGCGGGGTCTGCCGGTAGGACAGCTCCCGCAGGTCGAGGGCGTAGAGTGTGCTCGCCGTGCAGTGGCGGTCCTCCACGAAGGGCACGCCGTCGATCATGATGCCGCGGAAGCCGAGCTTCCCGATCTCCACCACGCCCCGGTCGGGGGTGTTGATGGTCTCGACCATGATCGTGGTCTTCGTGTCGAAGAGCGCGACGATCGAGTCGAAGACGTCGCCGGGGCAGACCACGATGTCGGGGTAGCGCCCGGTGTTGTCCTTGAAGGGCCGGAGCAGCTTCGTGCGGATGTTGGCGATGCTGAGCGAGGCCGTCGCCAGGGTCTGCTCGCCGCTCGCCCACTCGCTGTAGGTCCCCTGGGCCAGCCCGGCGTAGGTGCCGGTGCTGTCCACCGCCCGCGCGAGGCCCTCGATCTCCACCGGGGAGGCCGAGGACGAGCCCGAGTAGGTGTGCGCCGAGATCTTGGCGGTGAGCTCCTCGACGGCGTCCCGGAGCTCGGCGTTCAGCTCGCCGTCGCCCCCGCCCCCGCCGTTGGCGGCGGCGATGCGCTGGGCGGTGCCCGTGATGGCCGCGTAGGCCTCGTAGTGGGCCCAGGTGAGCGTCGCCTGCTTCCGCAGGTCAGAGCTGTAGTCCGAGCTCTGGACGTCGTAACCCTGGTCCTTCGCGGCCGCGGTGTCGCGATCCTCGAGCTTGACCTTCCACAGGCAGCTCCCGTTGGAGTCGAACTCGACCGGGAGCAGGTTGGGCAGGAGCGAGTCCCGCCGGAAGTTCTGCGCCAGCCCCTCGTCGTACATGACGTTGAGGACCGCGCTGATCAGCGTGAGCGTCAGCATAGTTCAGGTTTCCCTTGCGCTCTTCGCGCGGTTACTGGCCAATCCTGGAGAGGACCGCGCCGAGGTTGAGGTCGGCGAGCCTCACCGGGCCGCCGTTGCCGTTGTGGGAAGGGCCCCCGCCGCCCTTGTCGCCGGTGCCCCGGGTCTGGACGGGCGGGAGGTAGTGCTTGCCGTCGTCGGACTTGACCCAGGCCGAAGCGCCCTCCTCCAGGGAGAGCAGGGTGTCCACGCCGAAGCGGTCCTTGCCCTTCCAGCCGGGCTTCCCGTCCTTGTCGTGGTCGAGGAGGCCGTCGGCCTTCAGGACCGCGAGGGCGTGGCGGGCGCGCTCGGCGGGCACGCCGGCCTTGACCAGCGCGTCGCGGGCGCCGGACTCGAGCGCGTCGCGCCGGCGGGCCATCTCAGCCTCCTCGCGGGCCTTCTCCGAGGCCGCCAGCCGCTGCTCCAGGCCGTTGATGCGCTCGTCGTCCTTGCCCTTCCCGCCCTTGTCCTTGGACTTGTCGTCGTCCTTGCCCTTCTCCTCGCCCTTGGGGAGGTCCTTGGTGGCCTCCTTGACCTTGTCGGCGATCTTCTCGTCGAGCTTGAGCCCGTCGAGGTGGGCCTTCACGGCGGCACCGATGGTGTCGGGCTTGAGCGAGGCCGCGATGGCCTCGGCGATGAACTTCTTGTCGGCGTCGTCGAGGGGCATCTCAGCTCCGGTCGGCCCACGACGCCCGCCATGGGGTCTGTCGGCCGCGATCGTTGTAGTGAGCGGGGTAGGTCGATCCTACGTAATCGGCCCCCTGACGTTGCCAGAGGATGCCGGTGACGGGGCGCTTCAACTTCGCGGCCCAGGCCGCCACCTCAGCGGCCTGAACGCGCCACACCCCTCGGACGGGCCGGGTGCGGCCATCTAGGGCGCGGGAGAGGGGGTGGTTCCGGTTGTCGGCGTACTCGTCGGCGCGCGCGAGAAGCGGGTCGTCGTCGTCGGGCTCGTCGAGCAGCTCGGCGGCGCGCTCCAAGTCGGCCTGGTGCGCGGCATCGTAGGTCCGCATGTGCTCCATGCGGACGATCAGCTCAGCGCGCGCCCGCCCGCCCGCGAGCACCCCGCCCTCGCGCGCCATGATCCGGTCGATGGCCTGGTTCCAGGTCATCCGTTGCACCCGGCTCTGCACCAGGGAGGCCTGGAGTCGGGTGAGCATCTCGGCCGAGTAGCGATCGAGGGAGTGCCGGTGGAGCAGGAGCCCCTGCTCGGCCGCGAGCCGTTGGAGCACGGGCACCTCGAGGCCCGGCGCCGCCCCGCGGAAGTCGGGCTCGGCCTGCTCCAGGACCGCCACGAGGTCTTCGGCGGCCCGCTGCTGCGCCCGGGAGACCGCCTCGTCGAGGATGACCCCCATCCGGGCTCGGATCTGCTTGATGCCTTCCTCGGTGGTGAGGAGGGCGACCCGGAGCTGGTACGTGGAGTACCCGTTGCTCGCGGGGAGCGACCGGAGGCGCTCGGCGAGCTCGCGGCGCCCATCCTCGAGGGCCCGGAGCACCGCGGCGACCTCGCGATCGGTGAGCTGGGAAAGCTCGACGGCCTGCCGCTCCAGGAGCCTGGAGAGCGCGGACGCGGCCATGGGCTACCTCGGCGGGTCGGCGGGCGGATCCTGGCCGGGGTCCATCGGAGCGGGCTCCTCGGCGGCGGCCTCGAGCTCGGTGCGGATGGCCTCGCGCTCCTCGGCGCTCGCCCGATCGCCCAGCACCCGGTCGGCCACCTGCTGCTGCGAGAGGCGGCGGAAGGTGGCGCTCGGCACGAGCGGGACGGCCATCGTGACGACCTCGAGCAGCTCGACCAGCCCGATCTCCGCCCACCCGTCCATGCCGCCGAGGGTGCAGGGCACCTCTTCACCGCGGGCGAGGGCGAGGAGCCGGCACGCCTGCCCCATCGCGTCCCGCACGAGCGCTGCGTAGGCGCCGAGCATGACCGTGAGCGCCAGGTGGTCCATCTGCTTGGAGTCGCCGGACTTCGCCGCCTGCGAGGCGGAAGTGCCCTGCGCCTGCGCCATCTGTTGGACGATCCGGTACAGGTCCTCCCGCAGCCGCAGGATGGCGGTCTCGATCGCCGCCAGCGCGTGACCTGGCGGCTCGGACCACTCGAAGGTGTCCTCGGGCTCGAGCTGGTAGTAGTAGCCAGTGCCGACGATCGGCTCGTCGCCGCCCCACTTCCGCTTGATGACCGGCATCGCGTGCGCGCTCTTGTAGAGCGCCCAGGCGTGCGCGTTGAGCTCCCGGAAGAGCTCCACCGCGGGGTCGAAGAGCTTGTTCACCACCCAGAGCCCGTGCGGCAGTTCCAGCCGCACGATGGGGAGCGCCCCGAAGCCGTGAGCGACGGTGGGATCCTCGACCGCGTCGGCCTCGTCGTCCGGGGCCTTCCCGTCCGGGCTCGTCCACGTCCAGGTCCGGACCTGCGTCCGGTCGATCGCCGTCCACCGCCAGATCCGGCGGCGCTCGGCGACGGGGCCGTCCTGCTCGGACTCGCACCGGCGGATCACCACCCAGGCCAGTCCGCGCCGGTCGGTGCCCCAGTTGATCACGTCCTCGGGGGCGTAGCGCACCAGGTAGGCGTCGAGGAGCCCGGCGGCCTCCTGGTCAGCCCGGCTCGCCGGCGGGGACTCCCCGACCGGCGGGAGGTCGATCCGCACCCACGCGCGCTGGTTGACCAGCGCGTCCATGAGCACGCTCTTCCAGAGCGCGCTCCAGTCCGAGCCCTGCCCGTCGCAGTCGCCAGCGAGGTCGCCCCAGTAGTCGTCGTCGCCCTCGGCGACGGCGAGCGTCGCGGGCGGGGAGAACAGGGCCGACGCGATGTAGTCGGTGATCGGACCCACGAAGTTCAGGTAGAAGGCGCGGCGCCGACGCTCCGCCCACACGTCGTCCCCCTCGACCCCGTGCTTGGGGAGGAAGGAGCCGATGTGCTTGTGGAAGGCCTTGCCACCCTCGTAGAGGGCGCGACGAAGCTCCAGATCCTCCCGGCAGTAGTCCGGGTGGGTCTGGTTGAGGAGCTTGACCTTCACACGAGCCTCTGCGACGGCTTCGTCGCGACCAGGTCCTTGATGCCACCGCTCGCCCGATAGGCGCCCTCGACGGCGTCGTGGAAGTCGTCGTGGTCGGCGTTGGGGAAGTCGTCGAACTGCGCCAGCATCCGGCGCGGGATGGACTCCGAGAACAGGAGCCAGCCGTTGTCGCAGGGCACGTCGAGCGAACCCATGCGGTCGTCCTTGTTCTGGGTGGAGACGTCCTCGTCGAGCGCCCACCCGCACCAGTGCCCAGCCTTCCGGCGCTCCTCGACGAGCCGTCGGAAGTCGCGGGTGACGAGGCGCTGGAAGCCGTTGGACTCGATCGAGACCCGCCCAGCCTTCCAGCGCTCGGCCATCTCGAAGAGCACCCGGAGCATCTCCGAGTCCTTCGCGCGCTTCATCCAGCCGTCGAGCACGTAGCCGTAGCTCGCGCAGCCGTGAAGGTGCTCCCGGCCAACCACCGCGATCGCCGCGGGGTCCCCGTCGCCGGCGCCCCCGTCCTCCCCCAGCCCGCCCAGGTCGTTCCCCGGGATGGGGTCGAGTCGGAGCGCGATCCGGAGGTCGGCCAGCTTGCAGCGGCGGAGCTCCTTCCCCTCGGGGGAGAGGCTCACCACCCAGGGGCCCTCGACCCGACAGCGGTGGAACTTCGCGGTGTCGAACACCCGCGCCGACCCGCTCGTCGGGGTGTTCTGGAGGTCGCGGAGCACGCTCCGGAGGGAGGTCTTCCAGATCTCCTCGTAGAAGCGGAAGAGCGGGAGCGCGTGCTCGTCGAGCACCTTGGCACCCCGGTCCATCTCGGCGCGGTGGGCCTCGTAGAAGGCGAGCGCCTTCGCCCGGCGCGCCTCGGGGTCACCCAGGGTCAGGTCCTTCCAGATCCGCCCGCAGGCCTCCCAGAGGTCCGCTCGCTCGGGCCAGGCCTCGAGCGCCTGCCATCTCCGACTCGACCAGCCCGGGTGCTGGAGCACACGAGCCAGGACAGCGTCCGTGTGGAGCACCGTCCCCCGGATGTCCACCTCGAGGCCGCCCACGCGGGGCCCAGCCTTGAGGATGTCGTCCTCCAGGAACTTCCACCACTCGGCCCGCTGGTCGGGGTTCCGCACCCGGTCAGGGCGCTCGCCGTCGTCGATGGCGATGCGCGTCGGCCGCTGCCCCTCGAAGTTGGCGCCTCGGACCTGGGTCCCGAAGGACCTCGCGAGAAAGCCAACCCAGCGGCCGCCAGGGAGGCGCGCCTGGAACTCCTCGACGCCGCCTTGCACCTCGATGGGTCCGTAGATCTGCGCCAGCGCGGAGTCCTGCGCGGCCAGGAAGCTGCGCACGTCCCTGGCGATCGAGCGGGCCAGCCGCATCTCCGCCGAGAGGATGACGACGTAGCCTTCCAGGCCGTACACGACGTCGTGGAGCAGCTCGCCCTTGAGCAGGGTCGTCTTCGCGACTCCGCGCGGAGCCGCCACGCCCCAGAGCCGATCGACGCCCTGCCGCTCCGCCCAGGGGCGGCGCTCCCGGCCCAGGATCGACCGGTGAAAGGGGTTGAACGGGAGATTGTACAGGTCCGGCAGGACGAATCTAAGAAACTCGCCTCTCCGGAAACGGAATCGTGCCCGCAGGAGCGCCTTCCTCGTCCTCGTCTCCGGCGTCCCCTCGTAGAGCCTCACGAAGGCGGGCTTCGTCAGCCTCGCGACCGCCGCTGCCTGCTCCGTCCACGTCTCCACGCGTCCGCTCCTCGCAGGCCAGGATGTCGGGCTGCTTGTCGAGGAGGATGCCGAGCGTCACCGCGATGTCCCGCTCGTTCTTCGCGCCCACCGACCCGGGGTCGGCGAGGCGCTCCAGCCGGAGCGTGACCGCCTGCTCGTAGAGCTCACGAGCTCGACCGCCGAGGCGGATGGGCGGGCGGGCGGCCGCGGGCGGCGCCGGCGCAGGCCCCTCGCGGAGCCGGGGGTCGGGGGGCTTCGGGGGATCGGCTCGTGAGGTCCGATCCCCGGTCAGCGGATCGGGCCCGGGCGGCGGGTGCGTGCCCTTCCCCCGGAAGCCCTTGCCCTCGTGCGCCCAGCGCTTCACCGTCCCCAGCGGGATGTCGAAGTGCCGAGACGCCCGCTTGGCCCCGACCCGGTGATCGGCCATCCAGGAGAGCACCTCGTCCCGGCTGGCCCTTGGTGGAGGCTCGGGAGGGGGTTGTTCCACCGCTCCTCCTGGTCATCGTGGCGGGTCACCCATCTCGGGGACACCTCTCCACATCGCTCCCAGGGTAGCTCGCCGTTCGAATGGGCGCAAGGAAGTTCGCGAGCAACTCCCGTGACGCCGCCCGGCTTCGCCGCGTCGTGAGTCACTTCTCATTGTTCGGCGTTCTACCTACCGTGACACCGTGACATCGATAATCAAATCATGTGACATGGATAAGTGCAGGTAGTACCTGCCGTGACACCGTGACGTCGCGAAGGGCTCGTGTGCATGGAGTCGCCGAACGAACGTCGCCGGGGGACGGTGGTCATGGTGTCCCTGCTCCATACGCGAGGGGCTTTCGCGATGTAACGGCGTCACGATAGGTTGAACCTGGAATAACGATGTCACGCCGATCAGGTCGATCGGCGTCACGGTGTCACGGCAGGTTCAACCCTGGATGTTCTACAGCGGGATCACCGGCTCGGGCGGGGGAGCGGCGTCACGGGCCCCCTCGCGCACCCAGCGCCGCAGGAAGGTGTCGTTCTCCTGCCGGATGACCTTGGAGACGTAGCCCAGCGTGATCAGCACCCGCCCGGCCTGGCGGGCGGCGACCTGGTTCTGCTGGGCCGCGTCGAGACGTAGGCAGTCGGTGAGGACCTCGGTGGTGGTGAACGGGGCCACGCGGGGGAGCCACTGCTTAATGGTCTCCTCCCAGGGGTGCGACTCGACGAACTGGGCGACGTCGCTGGCGCGGGCCTGCTCCTCATCGCGCTCGAACCACCAGCGAAGCTCCGGAGCCGGGATCCCGCCAGCGTCGATGGCAGCCTGTGCGGCCTCGTAGATCTCCCGCGCCTCGGCCCAGATCTGGTCGCGCCAGGCGCGCACCTTCGTGTGGTCGATGTCCTGTCGATCGGACACCTTGAGCGGCCAGAACCGCCGGTGGCCGGTCTCGTCGCTCAAGAACTGCGGTCGGTTGCACGAGCCACAGAGCACCGAGGAGCGGGGCCGCTTCCGAGCGCCGCGTTCCCAGAGCCCCCGGAACAGGTCCGACGAACTGCTCATGAACTGCTTCACCGCCTCGGCGGTGCGCTTGTTGAGATCCTCCATCTCGGCAGCCTCGTAGCCCCATACAGCCCGGAGCTGGATCCCAGCCTCCTTCGAGCCGATGGGGATGGGGGAGTCGGAGAACCAGTCCCCGAACAGCGTGGCGAAGAAGGAGCCCTTCTTCGTGCCCTGCAAGCCCACCAGGATGAGCGCGGTGTCCACCTTGCAGCCCGGCTTGAGAGCGCGGGCGACGGCCCCCACCAGGAACTTCCGCAGGTAGGCCTCGTAGAGAGGGGTGTTCGGCAGGCCGAAGACCTCGGGCAACAGGCGTTCGATACGCCGCTGGCCGTCCCACACGAGCCCCTTCAGGTAGTCCTGGATGGGCGAGTAGGCCCGCTCGGTGGCCACGGCGTAGAGCGCCTCCTTCACCGGCTGGGACCCCAGGTGAAGGCCGTAGTTCTGCGAGAGCCAGACGGCGGCCTGGGCCACCAGGGTGAGCTCCGGGGTGTCCTTGCCGTTGTGCTCGACCGCATCGGTCAGCACGTTCAGGCGCAGCGTCCCCCAGCGGGGATCCTGCTGGAGGATCACGACGGCGTTGCTGTAGCAGGCGCGCGGGAAGCCGTCCTTCGTGAGCGCGAGCTGGCGCTGGGTGGGCGGGTGCGGGCCCCGTCGGTCGAGGGGCCAGGCGTCGCCGTGGGTCGCATCCTCGGCCTGGAGGTCGAGGTGTCCAGTTGGGGTCACCTTGGGCTTCGCAGGCTCGACCATCCCGGCCTCGACCTGGAGCGCGGCCAGCTCCGGGTCACCGGCGGCCTTCGCCCCGCCCTTCCCCCGGCCACGTCGACCCCGGACAGCCTGGAGATCCACGGGCGGCGCCAGCGCGAGCGCGTGCCCGAGCTCCTCGGCCGTGTGGCCGTCCTGGGCGAGCTGGCTCACGTCGGTGCGGGTTGGGGAGGACGTCATGCGGCCACTCAGGCGAGGGTGGACGGGCAGAAGCGGCGGAGGGGACGCTCGCCGAGCGCGTCGGCGATCTCGAGCAGGTAGCGATCCCCCGTGGCGTCCTCGTCCACGGCGACCACCACGTCCAGGTCAGCGGGGAGGATCGCCTGGGACAGCGCGCCCCAGGCCCCCGACGTCCCGCCGATCACGGCCACGCGGTCGGCGCGGCCTGCGCCCACGTGCTGGGCCCACGAGGCCA